GTATAAAGGAGGGAGAATTAACCCTCCTTTTTTATTATCCATAAATATTTGACTTATTTGCTTGATTTATTTGCGTAAATCATTTATAATTAAGAAGAGGTATTATAATGTTTTTTAAGATCAAGACAGGAGCTTGATATCATGAGCAAGAAGGGAAGGGGAGGAAGACCCTCCAAGTATGATCCAAAGTATCATCCGCAACTGGTAAAGTGGATGGCGCGGTGCGGGAAAACACAAGCTGAGATTGCCCAGGAATTGGAAATATCAGAGCCGACTTTATACGCTTGGGCAAAGAAATATCCAGAGTTTCTTAAGTCCTTAAAGGAATCAGGAAGCTTCATAGATAGTTTAGTAGAAGATAGCCTATTAAAAAGAGCATTGGGTTATCGAGTAGAAGAAGTAGAGATAACAGAAACGACAAGGAAAGACGGAACAGTAGGGGAAAGGGTAAAGCGGACAGTTAGATATGTAGACCCACACCCCACAGCAATGATATATTGGCTAAATAACAGACAACCAGAAAGATGGCGGAACAGAGTAGAGGTAGACGCAGACGATAAGAAAGAAATAAGGGTGATAGTGGGGATGGAAGGCTTAACCGATGAAACGGAAGAAACAGCCCAATGATTATTACAGAGGGCAAAGATTATAAGGAATTTGACTTATTCGCTGATTATAAACCCCACGAAAAACAACGAGCCTTCCATAGATCCACAGCTAGAATAAAATGCTGTGCCGCGGGAGTACGTGGCGGAAAGACATATGCAGGCGCAAGAGAGTTTGTTCGGAAAGTATATACGGACAGGGCAGAAAAGAAGGGCAGATTAAACTACTGGATAGTAGCTCCAACCTATGCACTGACCGATATAGCAAAAGAGGAACTTTTTGATATACTGGGCGCAGAGATAGAAGACCCAAAAACAAGCCCTTTAGTCAAAAGCTGGAACGGGGCAAAATTAAGGCTAGTATTAAAAGGAAACATATATATAGAATTCAAATCAGCAGAGAAACCAGAAACGTTAGTAGCAAGAGGATTAGACGGAGTATGGATAGATGAAGCAGGAAGATGTGCGGCAGTAACTTGGGCAAACTTACGAGCAAGGATTGCGGACAGGCAAGGCTGGGCATTGTTTACCACCACCCCGATGGGGAAAAACTGGTTTTATGAAGAAGTATACAGCTTAGGCCTTGCGGGGTCGGAGAACAAGCAAGAAGATTACGCTTCCTTCCATTGGACTACAGCAGACAATACTGCTATCCCAGCCTTAAAGAAAGAGATGGAGATAGCGAAGAAGGTTTTGCCACTACGGTATTTTCAGCGTGACTGGGAAGCGAGTTTTGAAGTTTTTGCAGGTCAGATATATGATGAGTTCAGAAGGGAAATCCATGTAATAACAAAAGACAAGCTCCCAACCAGGTTCAAAACGGTGATAGCCGGTAAAGACTGGGGATTTGCGGAGAATCATCCAGGAGTTACATTAGTGCTAGGACAATCAGAAAGTGGAAAATGGTATTTGATTGAAGAAGTAGTAGAGACGAGGCAGTTATTAGACTGGTGGGTAGAAACAGACAAAGCTTTAATGGAGAAGTACAATATTGAATACTTCTACGCAGACCCAAGTGAACCAGAGCATATAGAATACTACCGTAGAGAGGATATGCCTATAATGGAGGCAAAGAATGCAGTTGCTCCTGGAATACAATCGGTGGCTATGATGTTGCATCCGATAGATGGTAAGCCGAGTCTTTATATCCTAGATTCCTGTTATAATAGTATAAAGGAGATAGAGGGATACCATTATAAAGAAGATAGGTTTGGGAACATAAAGGAAGAGCCGGAAAAGGTGGATGACCACACATGCGACGCATTACGTTATGCTTTGCATACTCACCTAACAACCTTTGAACCAGAAATCTTTGATATGGACGTGTGGGGTTAATGTATTTATTATCCGACAGACAAATAGATGTAGAAGAAGTGGATGTTGAGGTCGAGGGAGTTTTTCTAAAGAAAACTGTGCGGGGCTTATTACGTTTTCTGGAGGGGTTAAGTAGATGGATATCGTAACAAAATCAATATTACAACTTACCCCCCGATTTGTGGAGCGGAATGAAGAGTATGCCAGACGATGGGCCTACTATAAAGGCAATGTCTATCTGGATTCTTTAGTCAGAGGTGCTTTGAAGAAGGCTGGAAGGCTAAAAGCCATGCAGGAAGTATATAACTGCATAACTCAGGCAGTAGACATTGATGCCCGCTTTATCATGAAGCAAGATTTAGCTGTTTTATGCCCAGAGGGTAAAAGTGAGTGGCAAGATATCATCGTGCAGGAAATATGGGAAAGAAGCTCCTTCCAAAAGAACAAGTATAAGTTAGTTAGAACCGGAGCGAATCTTGGAGATGCTTACTTGATTGTGCAAGAGCTGGACGAGTTTCCTTTTGCTAGAATCATCGTAGCAAACAGTGAGGATATGGAGATNTTCACCAACCCCCATGACCANGAAGAAACGGAACGGGCTCACCAGCATTATAACTTCTACGATGAGCAAGCCCAAAAGGTAAGGTCTTGGGATAGGGTATGGTATAAGGATAGGATAGAGACTTACATTGATGGTAAGCTTGCAGAGGAATACTCTGGGGAATATAAGTATTTCACCGAAGTTCCGGTAATACAGATAAAGCATATAGACATCGGAGAAGCTTATGGGCTTCATACATGGCACAGTATACAAGCGCAGATGGATGCCGTGAATGAAATTGCGAGCTACCTATGGCTCATTTTGCAAAGATATGGAGAACCTACTTTAATAGCAACGGGCCCTAAAAAGCCAGAAAAGATTGTTCGGCGTGATGGTAATGTCATTTATGTGGGAATGGANGGAGACCTGCGGATATTAGAGTATACAGGCAACGTATTACCCCAAATCATTGAATTTAGNAGGATTGTAACAGACTATATCCAAAACAGCCTGCCGGAGTTATCCCTAAACAAGATTAGAGATATAGGCAACCTGTCCGGGTATGCAGTGTCTATGCACCTTGCAGATATGGTTGCAAAGATTGAGGAGCTAAGGGGTAATTATGCGGATGGGATTGAGTACGCTAACGCCCTAGCCCTTAAAGCAAGATTAAAGAGCCGCGCACCGATTGAAGAGTTTCAAAACGATATCATATACCAGCCCATCTTGCCAGAAGACGAAATGACCAAGTGGGCGGTTAATAGGCAAAGGCTTGATTTGGGTATTGAAAGCAGGCAGTCTATTATGCGGGAAGAAGGTTACACGGAAGAAGAAATTGCGGAAAGGTTTGAGGAACTTAGGCAAGAGTTAGAACAGACCTTAGACATAACCTACCCTAACCGTATTGATGAGGAGTTTATGAGGATGGGGTTTGGGAATGAGTAGAAAAGCCTTCCTAGCGAAAGAGCAGTTCATAGAGCGAAAGGTCAATGAGCTTACCGCAGCCTTGAACAAAAAAGTAAATGAGCTTATTGCTGAATACTTACCAGCAGACGGGCAGGAACTAAGCCTACGGGATAAAAAGGAGTTTGAAGATAAGGTTACTAGACTAACCAAGTTATACGCTTATGAACTGAATAAGCTGATTATGCTGGGGATTAAGATGGCACAACTTGAAGCCTTACACTCATCGCACCAATCCTTAAAGACCCATCTAGGTGAAAACTTTGATCGGGTCAGGGAGCTGATACTTCGTGAGTAAAGCTGTAATAACTTCTATACTACTAGGCAGGTACGGTGGAGGACTTGCAGATCAGTTCCTGGATAAATACGTGAATTTTAGGTATAATGATGGGTTCAACCTTTCAGATAGAATTTGGAGAATCCAAGAATACACCCAAAAGGGCATATTAGATATAACCATCCAAGGCATTATGAGCGGAATCAGTGCGGTGGAATTAGCTAAACAGGTAGAGGGGTTCCTACTTAAGAGAGGGCCTGCCTGGACAACTGGAATAAAGCGAAGTGTTACAGGCAAGGGCACGGTTGCCTATAATGCCCTAAGACTTGCAAGGACAGAGATTAACCAAGCCTATCATTGGGTACAAAAAGAAATGGCAAAGGAAAATCCCTTACTAATCGGTCAAAAATGGAACCTATCTAATACCCACCCAACAGATTGGCCACCTTCTGCAGCTTATATGGGCTACCCGGAAATATGTGATTACAGAGCAAATCATGACCACCACGGGTTAGGAGAAGGAGTATTCCCACCGGGGGAAGCACCGCCAGACCATCCTAACGGCTTATGCTATTTGACGGATGTATGGAAGCCCGTCGAGGAAATTTTAGACTTACTAGGCGACCCAGATCCAGATTGGATGGGCGAGGAGTTGTTTACAGATACAGAGGATTCATTTATAGACGTTCGTTCCGAAGGCGAAGGCGTTACAGGCTTCATGCAATACCAGCGGGCGTTTAGAGACCACTTATCTCCGAACATGGAACACCATGACAAGATTATAACCATCCAAGAAGATTTTAAGGCAGTGGGTAAGAACTTAGATAGCGAGGAAGCGCGCAAATATATTAACGCCATTTATAGATACACAGGTGACGACTACAGAGATATTCGGCGTGCGCAGCTGGCTGAATTAAAAGAAGGTAAACCCATTGAAGATGCTTACTTAAAAGAAAAAATAGCTCTAATAGATGAGTACATTGCAAGTGCTCCTCTATACCCAGAAAATGTTCCCTTATATAGAGGGTTCGGTTCTAGGAGCATTGAGAACCTACAGGCTTTTGAAGAAGCTTATATAAATGGGGAGCCTATTACTATGTATGGCATATCATCTTGGACATCTGTGAAAGAGACTGCGTTTGAGTTTATTTCAGGCAAAGACCATGTAGCGATATTTGAGCTCGTAAGTAATAAGACCGGGGTATCCATAAAACATCTTTCTGCGTTCCCTGGTGAGAATGAAGTTTTGTTTGGCACTGGTGCGAAATACAGAATTATAGGAAAGTCCGAAGCACGTGACATAGAAAAGGGTGTAGTAACTGTTTATAAAGTAGAGGAGGTGATTTAAGCCTATGAAAATCAAAAAAATAATTGAGGATTCAAATCCAAATAAATTCTCAGACACGGTTGTCATTTTAGAAATACCCTGTACTTCTTGTAAGCACTATAATAAAGACCTGACCTGTAAAGCTTTTCCAAATAGAATTCCGATTGAAATTCTTGACGGAAAGCATGATCATAGAACACCCTTTAAGGGAGATAATGGTATTCAGTACGAACCGAAAGATTAGGTTTANACATTAAGGAGGANGAGCCAGATGCTCATTNAGAAAATGAATNTACAGCTGTTTGCGGAAGATCCGTCACAGGCAGACCCAAATCCGTCTGCAGAACCATCAGAAACACCACCGACTACTCCACCCGCAGCTGAGCCCAAACTATTTAGCGAAGATTATGTAAAAAGCCTAAGAAGGGAAGCTGCAGAGAACAGGGTCAAAGCTAAACAGTATAAGGAAGCTATTGAAAAGGTATTTGGAATTGAGATTGACGGGGATATTACTGAAGCCCTTACAACGGTTAAAGCGGGGTATGAGACCAAGCTTGCCGACACTCAAAAATCGGTGAGGGCATTGCACTTGAACACAGAGGCAGCCAGGCTGCAAGCTGAACTGGGAATTATTGACCTAGAGGCAGCACTCAAGTTGGCGGACTTNTCCGATGTAAAGATTACAGAGGACGGGAAAGTTGAAGGAATGCGGGAAGCCTTAGAGGCGGTGCTNGANGCAAAGCCATACCTAAAAGGACAACCCGCACCNGCAAGACCCGCAGGAGGCAATCCNCCAAGAGGGCAGGATATNCGACCTGACGGGGTAGCTGAAGCCTTAGCCAGGGCAAAAGCTAGGAACAAGCAGAGAAGTCTAGCGAATGATCCTTGGGCAACCGCAACCAGACAAGTGGGACAGGCAGGACTTGACCCGGATGTTTTAGGTGAGGCGATTGCAAAGGCGTTGCAGGGACTTGCTGCGCAGAAGTAAATTAAAACAAGAATGAGGTGAAATGAATGGGCTACAATTTAGAACTTAGAACTACCGAAGTCGGTGGTGAACTCAATATTTTCGATTCCGGCCAGGTTCGCTGGATTACTGGTGGAGTTACCATCGACCACACAACNGTAGAGCTGGTGGATGAAAAAAGAATCCTNCCCGCNGGAACCATTATNGGGCGCATTGCAGAGAGCAAGAAGTTTGGCCCNTGGGATCCTGATGCTGAAGACGGCAGAGAGGTGCCCCTTTACATGATTGCGGAGGAAGTAGACGTAACCGTTGGTGATAAGGTCGTAACTGCCTTTGACCATGGCAGGGTTATTGTAGAAAGACTTCCGTATGAGGAAATTCCTGTTGAAGTAGTAGAAGCCCTGCGGGATATTATCTTTGTTAAAGATGGTATTCCTTTTGCAGGCGATGTTGAAGACGTTGAAGACGAGGGCTAAACTTATAAAATGGTGAAGGGGTGAAAATATGCCTAGTAAAATATTAGAACTGTTTAGTCGCAAAGCAACTCTGGCCTATGCAAGAGCTAGAACTGTGGAGGGAATGATTGGTGAAAGTTTGTTCCCTCAGCATACAGTAAATGAGCTAACCTTTGAATACTGGAAGGATCTTAACCTCCTCCCAGTAATGGCTTCCGTACAGGCATTCGGCGCTGAAGCTGAGCAAGCTTCTAGGGAAGGTGTCGAGCGTGTGGAAGGTGCAATTCCTACCATCAAGCGCAAGATTCCTTTGACCGGGCGAGCGCTTGTAGCCCTGCGCCGGGAGGGTGCTGGGGACGAAGAAATGGTTGCCAACACCTTGTACAACGATTTAGACAACATGGTCGATGCAGTCCTTACCCGCATTGAGTACATGCGGATGGAGGCCTTGTCTACGGGTAAGCTAACACTTGCCGAAAATGGCGTGTTGATGACCGTAGACTACGGCGTTCCTACCAAGCACAAGAAAACACTATCGGCGAACGATGGTAAGTGGACAGACCCAGAAGCCCCTGTTGTACAGCATATCCAAGAGTGGATGAGCCAAATTCGTCGCGATACCGGGGTTACTCCTACCAGAGCTTTGACTTCTGATTACATTGTACAAAACCTAATTAAAAACCAAGAGATTAGGCAGCTGATTTATGGCGATTTAGGCGGCACAAGAGCAATCACGGTTCCACAACTTAACACACTGTTTGCTCAGATGGGACTGCCTGCGATCCTTACCTATGACGCTTTGGTTCGTAAGCAGGGTAGGGATGGTAAGTACGAAACGGTCAGGTATTTCCCAGAGGATATGTTTGTACTTTTGCCGCCTGATCGACTGGGTCAAACACTAATTGGGCCAACAGAAGATGCAATGCTTGACGCTGACGTAGAAACCCACGAAATGGCGGGAATCTATGCGGCGGTCTACAAGGAAACCATGGATCCTCCAGTAATCTTTACCAAGGCTGCTGCGAGCGCAATCCCAACATTCCCAATGGCTGATACAGTGTTCTTGGCGAAGGTAGTGGATAAGCCCAGCTATTAGAATAAGGGGGCAGGAACTACCCTGCCCTCACTTGCAATTACGGGAGGGGAGATTGTGGCAGCAACCTATAATTTAGCAACCGATTTGGGTAAGGTGAGGCTGGAAATTCCAGACACGGATATCAAAAAGCCTATCTTTGAAGATGAAGAAATTCAATACTTCCTAGACGCAAATAAGGGAGACATTTACCTTGCCGCTGCCCACGCTCTAAGCGTTATCATGGGCGATCCCAACCGTAGCATTCAGTGGAGCAGGGGAAGTGTTTCTGCAACCAAGAACATGCAAGAGGCCCTTCAATCACGGATTAAACAACTTCAAGAGAAAGCGGGTGGGCAAGTCTTCGAGTCAATCCCGGTAGAGAGGCATGATTGGTATGAATAGATGGGACGATATGGAGCAACTACAGTACCAAGCCGATATTTACTACTGGGGAGAAAGCGGAACGGACAAATGGGGCAACCCAACCCCGCCTGAAAAGGTTTTTGTTGCACAGGATTTAGAGGTTGACTTTCAACCCCTTACGGGGCAAAGGAGGTCAGCTTCTAGTGGGACAGAGTATGAATCAAGCCACAGGCTATGCATCTTTGACACAGACAAGCTCACAGAACCTGTTAAACAAGGGATGAAAGTCGATGTAAGGAGAGACGGACGAGACTTTGGAACATATACCGTCGTATTTATTGCAGACTATATGTACCATTTAGAGGTTGAGGTGAAGTGGGATGTCTAGTTTAGAGGGTGCAATGGAAGCACTTGCTGGGCTAGACAGGTTAGTTCGGCACAGTGAAAGAG